TTGCGTAAGTAAAGGCAAAATCGTTTGTTCAGCTGAATCAATAAATGAGTCAAGCTGTGCATCCGAATACAAAGAAACCGAGACACCAAGAATCGACCTTAGCTGTGAGGCTGTGACAATTGCTGGCATCTCGGTTCCTTTCGTATCAACAGCGTTCGGGAGCGACCGCCATCGATGATTGATTGTTAATTAAGCGAGGTTGTTAAACTGTGCACCATTTGGCACCTTGGCAGCTAATGCGCCATAGCCATAATAAAGGATGTCAATTGTTCCATCGCTGTTGATGTTTGTGCGTAGCGTAAAGCGTGGGCTTTCGTACCATGTGTATGAATCTGGGTTCACAACAACCATTGATGAATCGCCATCAGCTGTTGTTGTTCCAGCGTTACCAAATGAGCGTGAAACATAAAGATTCAGACCCGGTGAAACTCGGCCTTGCAATCTGTCACCGCGAACATCGCCAGCCTGATTTGATGGCTGTGCTGCGTTGTAAAGTGGTGTGCCGTTGTCGTTGTAACCCATGATGTTGCCCCATTGTGTTGGAGAAACGATCAATGAGCGAGCAAATCCAAGTGAATTCTGATAAACAGCGGAAGCTGCCTGAGATGTGTATCCAAGGAATCCGGTCGCTGAATTTGCTGCCTGTGCTGTTGTTGTAGTGACTGCCGCTTGCATTGCTGCCAATGCGTACTCATCTGTCTCTTTTGCATACGCAAATTCGAGATTTTGAAGCAATGCTGTCAAGTATTCTGGACGGCTGCGATCGATCAATTCAACAGTTGAGATTGCACGGCCTTTGAAAGGCTGAACAGATACAGAAAGGTATGTGGCTGAAAGTGATGATTCTGTAATTGCGCCATTTTCTGCAATTGCTGAAACTGTTGGAACAGCTGTAACGCGAGGAATCTCAAAGGTCATGCCTTCGCTCACAAGAGTTTCACGGCTAATGCCATCGATTGTTCCGCGATCTGCATTTGCAAGAGCGTTCACAACCTGTGTGCTCTGTGGTGTTGGCACCATGCCCGGAGCTGTTGATGTTGTGTTATCTGCTGCCTTTACATACTGGCGTGAATCCTCATCATGCAAAATGCTTGCCTTGAGGTAGTGCTCAAGGTATGAAACCTTGTCCACGATTGGTGAGCGTGGTGCTGTGTAGTAAGCCGGGCGCGATGCCTGTACTGGTGCGGCGAATTCTGGAGCTGCTACCGGTTCAACGGCAGGAGCGGTGACTTGTTCGGTAGTGTTTTCCACTTTGTCTCCTTCATTTGGGTTTGTTGTATCTGATACTTCGTGAGTTTCAGAATCCTCTGATGCGGCTACCTCTGAGACACGAGCTGATCGCACAGCCGGCTCCGTAACCAATGCAACGGCTGTGAGCTGGCCATTGATGACCTTCATTGTGCCGTCCTTTTGCATTTCATAATTGTCCACAGCCAATTCAATTGAAAATCCATCGCGTAGGCCTTCCATCGCCTCTGTCAATGCATCTGTTCCAGCTGTTGTGTTAGCAATTTTGAAAGTTGCTGTCATTTCTTTGTCGTTCACACTCATGGCAATGCTCTTGCCAATTCGGCGTGTGTTGTCATGCTCAAGATTCAAAAAAACATCCTGTGGCTGAATTGATCCACGAGCAAAAACAACCTTGCCGGTCGATGCATTTGCGTGCTCATTAAAAGCAACAATGCGACCGGTGATTGTGCGTGAATCTGAATCAGCCGCCGTGATTTGCATTGGTGTTGTTAGCTTCATGAAATCATGTCCTCCATTTGTCGAATTTCCTGAGTAGTAATTGCACCGATTTCAAACAAAATCTTGTAAATCTCTGCACGCTCTTTTTCTGATCCGCGCAAGTACGCTTTGAGATCAAATTCCACGCGCTGTGTTGATGGCGTGAAATCTGGCATTGATAAACGGCTGGCAATGCTGTTCATCAGCGGCAAAAGCGAAAAGTCCAACAAAGTTTGACGCGCCGTTTGGGCGTTTGCATAGGTCATGGATGATCCAGTCGGCGCATCAATAAAGTAGGCCGGAATTCCCACGGCTCGAGCTAATTCTGTTGCAATGATTTCGCGAGCGGCATTGAGGCCGATTTGCTCTGGAGAAAATCCAACTGTTGTCAATTCAACATCGGCATTAAGAAAAGCCGTGCCGCGATTTCTACGAGCTGCGCCCCATGCATCCAAAAGTTTTGCAATGCGATCAGCTGGCAATGCTGTGCCATTTGATTTCAAAACCATCGATGGCACAGGCTCTTTTGCGTACATTGCAGCTGCTCTCTCAAGCTCTGCACCAGCACGGATTGTGCGACCAGCGCGATTCAATAATCCTTCATCGTTGCCATAAAACACAACGAGTGAGCCAACACCAGACATTGGCACACGAGTTCCATCTACTGTGTAATACTCAATCTGTGTGCCTTTGTCATTGAGAAAAACGCCGACACGATTTGGAGCAACGCGCCACATTTGGCGCACGCGACCTGTATCAGCAAAAAGATCGATGATCTGAAAATACGAGAATCCTGTGAATAATAAATCCTCGCACGCCCACACCCATGATGCTGCTCCTGGTACTCGCTTGTCCGGATCGGAAATCACAACAGGTTGATCAACAATTTGACCTGTTGTTTTGTCGCGAGTGATCATTGGAATTGTTGCAATGGATGAACAAATCATGTTTCGTGCACGAGCTATCGCCGGCACACTCATTGCTTCCTCGCGGCTTGCAATGTAATCAGCTCCACCAAATGGGAAAAATGCATCCAGCGTTGGAGCTGGCCCAATTTGTGCAGCTACATCAGCACCGCGCTGAATCGCGACAGTTTCAATGGTGCGCTTTCGATCGAATAATCCCATGAGAGGATTTTCTCAAAATGTCAAGCATCAACCCACTAAAATGTCGATTTCGGTTTCTGGGCGTGTCGCAAAGTGTGTTGCGAGCGCGGCTGCTACGGCTGCACAAACGGCTGTGCCGCTGGCACGCCTTCCAATAACCCATCCACCATCACCACGGCGCAATTGCACAGCTGAAAGGATTTGCTCTGTTAGCGATGATTGATTTCGGTGTTTTAACCTACCCGAATTGATTGCACCCAAAAGCTCATCACAAGCTTGAGGATAATCGCTGTCCATGTCATGGATTGGGATACCGGCTGGCTGCATACGCGCTGCAACAGCTCCCGATGTGCGCCGTGAGTACAACAAATACTCAATTGGGTATTTGCGGCAATACGAGGCAGCATCGTTGGCAATTGCCCGATCATCCAGCTGGATTGTGTTTTCCCATGTATGCAACAGCTTCACGACAAATGACTCTGATCCAAGCTTTTGAGCTGCAACCAATGCCGCGTGTTTTCTGTCTGGTGAAATGTCAATGGCCATCCATGTGAGCTTGTCCTCATCGAGATCAATCGACTCATCGCCACACTCTTGCCACTCTTTGGCACCCACAACGCTGGAGATTGTCTGAACCCATCGATTCAAAACCTCTGTCATTACAACATCGGGAGGATCATTGAAAACCGCTCGGATGTTGTCCGGGTGGATTGTTATCCCAAGGCCGGGATTTGCAAAAGCCGCGTTTTCCAGCGTTATTTCATCGGTTGGAGCCGACCACTCAAAATAGCCCACATCATCAGATGCGCCACTAGCTGCGGCCAATCCTCTTTCGCGCAAAAGATTCAAAACGACCGAGTGAGAATCACCAGCTGAGGAAAAGCAATTGACCTGTGGATTTTTAGCCGCCATCAAGGTATAGCGCATAGCGGCAAAGGTTTCCATGTCGTGTAGCTCTCGGATTTCATCCATGTGGATGGTTTCGGGTTTTGACAATCCACGAGCTGCCGATCCTCCAGCTTTGATTATGAATCGATTGCCGGTGACTGTCTGGATTTCCTCGGCACCATGTTGCCAGCGGATGCGCTTTACCTGATTGGCCAAATCCGCATTTTCCTCAATGATCTGCACAATCGCCCGAAATTGCTCAAGCGATGTGACCAATCTGTGAGCTGTGGAAACTTGGAGCGACTCATCCCAATGAAATAAGCCCATGAGGATTCTGGCCATCATGTATGTGCTCTTACCATTTTGACGAGCAACTGTGGCCACCGAAATGGGATGGTGGTATCTCCCATCGGGTTTCATCTTGAGCGAGTGCTCGGCCAACCACTTTTGCCACGGCATAAAGCCATCCGGAAAGATTTGATCAGCGAAATCGATCAATTCAAAGCCGCGTGATGGCAAATCATTGAGCGGTGAGTGGATTCGTGGAGCTGTTACCGGCAAAAAAACCGA